ACCCGTACTCAAAGGCATCGCGTTCTATAGGCCGCTTCAAGGCTGTCAGCGCAAATGTCTGCTGCTCGACCTTGAGGCGGTTTAATAACTTGGTTTCTAAATTCACGCAGGAGTCTTAGGCATCGGCGGTGCGCTCGGCAGATTCTGCCCGTCAACCTTTAAGCCTGCCGCCAAACGATGCTTCTGCTTTACAGCGCCGTTGTTAAGGTCAACGGTGCCCTGTTTAGGTTTATCTCTCACAATATATCCTCAAATTATGGGTTGGGATTTATGCCCGTGCCAGTGCTAACAGAGAAGCTCTCTCCGCTTAGCATTTCAGCTTGCGCTAATTGAAGCGCGGTTTGATTATCTGCTTCGTTCATCTGTTGTCTAGCTTGAATTTCCTGCATGGCCCTTTGGTCTGCGGCCTGCTGGCGCATCTGTTCTTTTTGAAGGTCAAACGCCGCCGCCTGCTGCTTAGCTTGAAGCTCGGCTTGTTTAAGCTGTACATCCTGCTGAAGCTTGGCTTGGTCAAACTGCATCTTCTGCTGGCTAACCTGACTCTGCTGTTGCAGCTTGGCTTGTTCAGACTGCGAGCGCTGCTGAAGCGCCGACTGCTGAACCTGAGCGTTGATTTGAGCAACCTGAAGCGAATTGTCTTGCGGCATCGGCGGCCCTGCCGGCGGAGCAAACTGCTGAGCCTGCTGAGTGATTTGCGCTAGCTCTTCGCCAAATCCGCTCAACTGCTGCTCGATGAATTGCTGAACCTGCATGATGATTTGGGTTTGCTGAGTCGGGTCGTCCTGAATCATCCCCTGCTTCCTCGCCTTCACCACTGCCTGATGAGCCTCGACCATGTAGTAGTTCAGCAAATGGTCGCGTAGGTGCGTGGCCATCGGGAACAGATAGGTTTTGATGATGGCGGGGTTGGCGCCAAACAAATTGGATTTCAAGAACGCCATGTGCGTCATGATGTGCTGCAAGTGGTCTTGCTTTGGCAGCACAAAAATCGGCTGGCCCATCGTCGCCTCAACGTTCTCGCTCGCCGGGTCTTTGTTTTCCTCGCCCGGCTTTGGCAGCAACACCTCGGTATCGGGAACCTTGAGGTTGCGAAGAAACATCTGCTCAACTTTTCGCACATCGTAAAGCTGAGGCAGCAGAGCCGCTCGCTGAACAATGGCCTGAGTCTGAGCAAAGCGCTGGGTGTCGCTAAAGATTGACGGGTCGCTGACCGGCACAACGTCCATCGGGCCATCAAAGTCAGACGGCTCAATCTCAAGCCCTGCTGATTGCGCCTGAATGTCGTCCTGCGTCAGGTACGCCGAATTGATCCGATGCAGAATCTTCAGGCACCGCGCCATTGAGCTGTGGAGTCTCGAGTGAATGCTGCTAAACACGACCATACCCTGCTCAATCAGGGCCATCGTCGTGCCGACCGGCTGGTTCGGATTCTGGTCGGCTAGCTTCTCAAATGTCGTCTGCACAACGCCCTTGCCGGCATCCACCAAAAAGCCCAGCAACTGGAACAGCACCGGGCTGGGGCCGTTGAACGGCAGCGGCATGGCAATCTTGCGAACGTCGTCCACCAGTGCGCCGCCCTCCATCTCGACAACCTCGGTTGGCTGCACATTGATGGTCTGGCCGCCGGGGCCTCCCTTGAGCTTCAGGAGCGTCGGCACGTTCTGGATGTGGGCAGAGTCCAGCAGCGCACGCAGAGCGCCTGTGGCGGCTCCTGAGAGGCCTCCAATCATATGCGTGAGGCCGATGGGGTATGCGCCTCGCCACGGCACGAACGGGAACTCAACAATCCAGTCCAGCTCGCGACGCATGTCGTCGTCTGGCTCCCAGTTGCGGTACAGGGAGAGCGCCATCCCGCTGGATTTATCAACGCTCAGGATGTAAGGCTCAATGCCGTCACCAAAGTCGATGCTGGTGTAAACCTCGAAAATGGTTCGCAAACCGTCCTCGTTATAGGACAGCTCCTTTCGGCCTTCGATTTTGTCGTTGGCTATGGACGCCTTGCTGAACTCCAAGCTGGATGGCGAACCAATTTCGATGTCTCGGTACATGCCGGACTTTACGCGCCGAGCAAATTCCATTTTGGTGACGTACTGAACGTGCGTCTTTCGCTCGGCCGTGTAAAAGTTCGTCGCGGCAAACGGCAGATAGATGTCATCAATTGGGATGAATTCGGAGACCGGGCGCTTGTTTCGAGCGTCCCACATCATCTTCATGTACTGGCCGCCGCCCAGCGGGAGCTGCGTGCTGAGCTGCTCCAGCTCGCCGCGGAACTCCTGCATCTGCTCGGTCGTCTGCCAGTTCATGAATGCCGATTTGCGGTCGGCCTTCTCCATCTTCTCCTCGTCGTGTTCGCCCAGCACCTTGGCCTTGACCGGGCCGCCAGAGGGAAAAATTTCCTTCATGAATCGAGCCGAGAAATCGACGCATGCCTCAATCAGCATCGGATGCACAACCTTGTTGGCGCCCGAGAACTGGGCGCCGCCCGGCGCGTCGTCGCCGAGGCCAGTGCGGCGCAGGCCTTCTTCGTATTGCTTGTCACGCTTCTCGCGTGCTTCTTTGTCGCGGTCGATTTTGTCTAACAGGTCGCTGACCGCCTCGGCCAGCAGGCCGGGGTCAACCTCGTCAACGATGTTGTCAAAATGGTCGAGGTTGTCTGCGAGGTCTGCCTCATCGGCAAGGCGAATCATCGCCCCGCCGTCAGGCATGTCCTCAACCTCAGCCAAGTCCTCGTTGAAGTCCATCACCTCACCGGCAAGGGTCTGGTCGTCTTCGTCATCGATTTCGATTTGCTCGGCCATTAAAAGTCTCGCTTGTAGGTCAGCATGATTTTCTCGTCAGGAACCATCCCGGCTCGCTCCCAAGCCCCCGGCGGCGAGCCGCCGTCCGGGGAGTAGGCCTGCGCATCAAGGCCAAGCATTCCCCTGTACAAGGACAGGGGCTGGTTCTCATAGGATACGCCATAGCGGCCGGCAAGCCCGGGAAGGCCGCCAAGCTCGCCGTAGGCTCGGCCAAGGCTTGCGCCGCCCCCTGACTGCTGCCAGCCCGGGCCTCGCGCGGTCATGCGGCCACCGCCACCGCTGGCGCCCAGTTCTAGCGTGGCCGAGCCAGCCGGAATCTGGAGAGACCCTGAGCCGCCACCGCCAAAGCCGCTGCGCGAGTATCCGGGCGCCGTCATCGAGTTAGTGCCAAACCCGACATCAACTCTGCCGCGCGGTCGGCGGCGCTCATCCTGTCGCAGCTCGCGCATTGCCCGCTCCGGCTCGCCGGCCTCGGCGTACTGGCCGGGGTTGTCCGACAGGAACGCGCCGATGATCGAGTCAAGCCGGTTGCGGTCGCCATCGACTATGCCGCCCTTGGCAAAGTTCTCCGGGTCATTCTCAGGATCATCTAGCTCTATGTCTGGCGGGTCATTTACAAAATCCCCGCCTTCAAGGTTAAGGTTTTCAAGGTCAAGTTCGTTGACCTCAAATTCGTCGGTAAGCTCGTTGGGACGGTTATCAGATCCATAGTCAAGCAATTCGCGCCAATCATCGTCTGAAAGGCCAGCGTTCCCAGCGTCTCTAATATCTTTCCACGGCCCCCTAGACCTCAAAAAATCCTTAATCATCGGATAATACTGCGCAGGAGGCGATCCGTTGCCTTTTCCTTTTATCTGAAGAACTGTTGAAGACGGCGGCGAAGGCAAACGAAAAAATTTCGAGGCTTCTTTGTAAAGGTCTTCATCGCTGTATGTGTAAAGCGCGGGATTTTCATGCAGCGGAGAAGAACTTCCTAAAACCTCTTCTCTGTTTTTCAAATTGTTCCAATAGTTATTCCAATCAGAACTGGTTGGCGGCCTTACCTCGATTGTGGTGTGTGGAGTCCCGTGCTTGTCTCTAAGCGAAAAAATTTGAGTGGAGCCAGTAGACACTGGTTCGCAATAATTCCCAACGCAATGCCTCATCTGGCTGCCTTCGTAGGCAAGCTCATTTTCAAGATCCCTTTTGTACTTGGCTCTATTCTCAGATCTTTGCTTTGACAATTCTTCTGGTGAAAGGTTGGTGCCTTCTAATTCTTCCACTTTTGGGTTCCTGATCTGAACCCAAGTGTGCTCGGTGTCTGGGTAATGTTTAATCGTTTCAAGAACTGGGTTTTTAAGACGCTTTTTCTGGTCTTCAATCGCTTGCATGCGCTGGTAAAACTGCAACTCGGCAGCTTTTTCAATAGCGGCATCTGTACTCAAGTTTGGCAAGTCGGAATATTTGAGACGAAGATGAGGCGGAAGATTTAGCGGAGTATTAATCGTGGCGATGCCGTCTTGATCGTAATACTTGTCATCCAGCATCGTTTTCATCTTGTTTTTCAAAGATGACAGATTCAAATCGTCTGTGTTCATCCCCAAATAATGAAATGAGGTTTCATCGTCAAGATTGTGAATCCAAGGGTTTTCCTGCAAAAGATTAAGCAAATACGGTTCTTTTTCTTGTCTAGCACGCCCCCAAGCAGGGAAGCCCGCTGAATCTATCCACATGTCTCTTTTGTCCCCAGCAACTTCATTGACAATGTTTTTCTTTTTCGTTTGCTTAATAAAGCTGTCCGTCAGGTTTTCCCAGTCTTTTGCCGGTTCAGAAATTGCAGTTGCTTCTAATGGAAATCCTGCTTTTTTCCTATTTTCTTCTGCTATTTCTTTT